AATATCCTTTACCTAGCAACCATTCCCTCTCGTCAAGGCCATCCGCTTTCATTTTTCCTGTGATCGGATCAATGTTTTCTTTTTTGTATTGGTGGATGAGCTTCAAAAGTAAATCGATTCTTTCCATGTCCGAATCTTTTTCAATCTTTGGTTTATGAAACATTCCCTCTTTAAGAGCTTTGATGTGGGCTTTTACTAAAGTTTCAGTTTCTTCTGAAACTGGATTTTCTTTCAATAGCTTTGTTTGCGCTTCCCTTGTTTCTTGCAATTGTCTTTTGGTTTCTTGCTCGGTCGCTCGTTTTTCAATCCAAATAGCCACCGTTTCGGGGGTCAATCTCCAAGATCTGGTAACATTTCCATCCTCGTAAATTATGGCCGGATTCTTCAACGCATCTAAAATCAATTCAAGGGTTTTGTGTTTGTAGTTATCTGCCGTCCATTCCGCAAGGATTAGGGCATTGGCTTCACTGAAATTAGGAATTTGATATAATATACCAATCCGAAGCAAAGCATCGCTAATGGCCTGTATTGCAGTCTTAGGCTCAATTAGTCTTACTGCCGTATTTAGACTCGATGAGGGCGTTAAGCTTTTGCTGCTGGTCGACAATTTTCGCAACTCCTGATTTTCCATTGTTGTTAGGTCTTTGGTTACTTAACCATGTGTTTAAAAGTCTTTTACAATCTGATTTATTTGCCATTGAAAGCCGAACTTCATCACTCGCTAGATGAATGTAGCTTTCATTTATTGCCTGTGGTATATCTTTTGTCTTGTGGGTCATTCTTATAACCTCTAGGAACATTTCATCGAATTGTGATTGATACCAGTTTAAGTCTTTCATGCGGGTTAATCCTCACGTTCACATGAATATGAATCTCGTCTTAAATCACGATCTGCATCGTAGCCGTCCTTAATTCCATAGTCCACATCTCGAATTATACGGTCTATACTGCGACTCATGCAACTACAATCCCCGTAATCTCTTTGTAATTCGCGTTTTAAATCCCATTCATCAATCTTTCCAGAGCGGAAATCTTCGACTGCTTGCTGTGTTTTGTAACTCATATTCCAGTTGTTTAAATTTATCCAATTAAACATACGACTTCTTCTCCCTGGATTTACTACATTTGCATTAATCAACTGCATTTGTATCTATCCATTGAGGGGATGTAGTATTTAACTAGTATTACATCCCTTTGCTTTTAGTTAGTCAGCCCCCCTATCTTAAATTAAGATCCCTCCTTACTGACGAGTGTTCTATCTAGCCTTTCGACCATCCATTGACTGGGTTCGTGAAGTCGTAACACTACCCAGATTCCACCCACTAAAAACAGATACTTATTTTTCATCATAGACTAGTTATGATCGGCTTAACAAGTTGTGCAAAACCTTTATTTGAAGCGGTAATGGATTTGAACCATCAAAACACCGGGGTATAACCCCATACAGTAACCGCCATATAAACGCAAAACCCTGACGAAGTTGGCGCGCACTGCCTTCCCCGTCAGGGTTCATAAATTCTTTTCCGCTCAAAGCATTCATTCGAATGGTGCGCCTTTGACAAGACAAAAGTAATAATTCTTATCACATCACAAAACAAATAGTAGAAAAAAATTAATAGAAACCATGATTGTGAAATTCGGTTACCTTTTCATCTTGGCCTTTTAGAATAAAAACATCATCCGGTAACGTGATTTGAAATATGCCTTGAAATGGCCCGCTAATTCTTCGTTTGGCGAATGAAAATTTCCTGTTAAAATATCTCCAATCTTTCAATAGCATAGCTTTAGCCTTCGGAAAAACTTCTATCATTGCTTCTTTCTCATTATCTTTGGTCATTTCAATGCAATCATAATAATTCACAACACAAAGAGCTAAGCCAGCGTTTTTGGTTACCGACTTTTCACCGCAACAAATAATTAAATCACCACGATATTTAAATTCCCTGGTTCGTGTTTCAATAGTCTTAAGTTTCGCGGCCAGATTTGAGGCATAGTGCTTTTCTGGATAATCGTTTAGAATAAGACAATTATAAATTGTTTTCATTGTTTCCTCTTTAGGTTTAAGGGTTATGGAGTCATTTCGAAGTCTCATGCAAATAGTTTTAATTGGCTTTTGTACTGCTCAAATCGCTTTACTGAAGCATCAAAGTAATCTTTATCTAGTTCGTAACCTATGAAGTCAAAGCCCATGTCATAGGCAGCTATTCGACTTGAGCCCGAGCCAAGATGTGTATCTAGTATTTTATCCCCTTCTTTGGCATAGTTCTTTAAAAGCCATTTATATAGGGCTATTGGCTTTTGGGTAGGATGAAATTTCTTTTCATTCATTTCTTTATTACCCTGCATTTTTTTAGAGGTACCATCTCCGGTACCTTGCATCATGCCATTCCACATATATCTAAAAATCTTCACTGTTTTGATTAAGCTGCAGTAAGCAATTTCACAATCTGAAAAACTGCTTTGATCATTGACTTTATCCCAAACAATCCTACCGGGAGTATCATATAAAAAAGGATAATAATTACAACCCCAAAGTATCTGATTTTTACTTATTCTTAATAGTTTTTGGAAATAATGATAATCTGGTACATCCCAAGAATTTTCCAGCGGCTTATAATCAATTCGCTTTACTCTATGATTTGAAAATTCACGTCCATAGAAATTTCTTTTTTCAGGACCACTGAAGTAGGGAGGATCACAAATAGCCAAATCAAAATAATTATCTGGATATTGATCCATTCCTTCCATGCAATCCATGTTAAAAACTTCGCTTATCATTTCACAACAATAGAAGTGATAAATAGTATAGCAATTGCAAACATAGCTCCGATTAAGCAGGTGAAAACGGCAGCGATTAAGGGATTGAAGCCGAAAATTTTATCCCATTGCGAATTTTTGAACTTCCTTAATCTCTGTTCCTGTTCTCGGTATTCTAGGATTGTCTTTAGGTCTAGGTGGGTCATAGATTCATTAATTTAGTAAGTAACTCTTCTGGATTATTTGCCTGATGATCGTTCAGTATTTCAAATACGCAACTTTCAGGATAAATATGCTCGTCTTCATCAAAGAAATATTTAGGAAATTTATCTAAAAGCATTTGACAGGTGGCACAACAATAGCACGAACCAATGCCATCATAAGTATTAACTTGGCATCTCATCAATGTTCCTTTTTTAAAGACTCGAAGACACGCATAACATCTACGAGTTTTTCTTATAATAACATTTTTATCTGATAAAATATCCATCGATTACCAGTTTAAATCTTTATCAAAGTCTTTGAAATAATAAAATACTAAGCTCATGTAAGCTAATAAGAAAATCGGAGGAAGGAGAAGGTAGATCATTTTATAAGTTTAAGCTCAAAAAAATCATTGCATTCTGAAATTTCAAACTTAGGCTTCGACCTTTCAAATAAATCCTCTAGAAGTTCCCGTAGAGGCCTACTTCCAATAATAGTTATTCCGTTATGGTATCTTACTTGGAATCCATTCATATCATCTCTATAGGCTATAAATTTACCATTACCCTTCTCAAAAGATATTTTGCACTCCCCTCCCAAAAGTTGCGAAGCTGCCTTAGTAAAAGATACCCCTGAACTATAACAACTCATTACAAAAAGGTCGTTTTTAACTCTTAGCCTTTCGGCCTTAATATTTGTTGCTGTTATTGTCATTTGAAGAAATAGGTTGCGTACTGTTTCTTAGTCTTCCGATTGTAAACTAACTTCGATTGTATTGGTAGCTTTCTCTTTTTGATGTCAGAGATTCTTGAACTTAAGGCCCAGCAATTGAATAATCTTAAAGCTTTCATTGGATCAATTACTCTTCCTGGAGGTTTGAGATAGGCAATTATGTAATCAGTTTGGCTCATATTGTTTTGATTAAATCCAGCATTAACCTATTTGGATGTTCGAACGTTAAAATAAGCTTATCTAAGCGTTCTCTGGTTTCTTTTGAATAGATATCACTATCATACCAGAATCTATTAGTAAGCCAAAAGCCGCGTCTTAAATAAGGATGCCTAGCGCTTTCCGATGAACTTGCTTTGTTTGCTTTCATATTAAATATCCTTTTTCCCGTCTTTCTTCAGCGCTCATTTCAGTTTCCAATCGTGAATGGCATCGCCTACAAACCGCCAGCCATGTTTCGGTGTTCAAAAAATCTTTGTCACTCATTGAACAGTGATGGACTTCGTAAGAACTTATAAAACATCCCGGCAATCGTATCTCGCAAGCGTTCTTAGTTTCCAAAAATTCTTTCTTTAATATCGAATATTCATCCAACTCTTTGGCCTTCCTTATCGAAACTTTCCGAATCGGCTTAACTATTTGAACCTTCTTTTCTTCGCGTTCAGCTTTCCTTTTTTGTGCGTTATGAGTAGCGCATATCCAAAGAGTTCCTTCGCAGGGATTATCGCATCCAGGTATGGTACAAGTCATTTTGATTTATTTATGTTCAGCTTTATAAAATAATCCATAACCGCTATTCTAACTTTTTTGCCCCTCTCTTCAGGGGCAATATCAAAAGCCCATCTTAGAAATGTTTCGGCAAGGAAAAGTCTAAATTCGTTTATCATTTCAGTGTATCTAAAAGTGAAAGTTTTTCTTTAACAGCGGAAGCGATGGCAGTATTCACTAAATCCATGTCCTCTTCAATTTTGCTTGCCTCAATTCTAATCCTTGTCATCTTATGCTTTTCGGCAATCATTCGAGGATCATAAGTGCAAAAATTCCAAGCTTCTAAAGAAGTGAAAAGCATTAAAGAAACACACTGCCAATAATAGGCAGGATACATTCTTTTCAAATCATAATGGTCAGTTAAGATAAGATAATCAACCTGATTTTCTGATTGAAAAGGGCATTTAATTTCCAAGCCTTCTTTGATTTCAACTATGAATCTATCAGGACTTCCCCCGGCATGTTCACCCCATGTCTGGAAGCCTATTTCTTCGCATGTATAGCCAGTCATTTTTTCGAAGTGTTCCACTGCCATCGGTTCCGTTTCTTTACCGTATACCAAAGGATAAGCGTAAGCGGACTGTTTAGGTTGACCAGTTAGAACTTCAGCTACCTTTTGGGTTATATACGTCTTTCCACCTTCGCTCATTTGAGTTGGGTCAGGAACACGAGTGGTCTTTGAGCCTTTACCTGTCTTTGGTCTGGCCTTCAATTCCTGTTCGGTCATAGGACGATAGCCAAATTCCATGATCTTGTAAATCTCTGAACTTGTAAAACGGCCCGCACGAATGTTCTCCCATTGCTCCGAACCTTGTTCGATATTTTTGGGCGAGTAATTCCCTTCTACTAAATCATCTAACCAACTCATGATTTCTTATTTTGAAGTTCAAAAAGAATTTTCCTTGCTTCACCGATTGCTTTCACATAACCTTTTGCAGTAGCTTCCATTTTCCAGTTATCTGGATGTATGCGAGATTGAGTAGCATCCAAAATAATTATCTGATTATAAACATCCATAAAATCCTTATGTAATTTGTTCATATCAACTTCTGGAATTTTACCATCGACATCAGTATCAGCTGTTGAAATACCTAGCGCACCAATTAATGTATAACGCTTCATATATTCAATTGCGCTACCCCTTGCTTGTATTGCGTTCTTACCTCCACTTATATCAGGATTGGCTGTCATTGTGGTTTGTTCGGTATGCCCCTCGATGTGAGAGATCAAACAAGTGACTTTTATTTCTGTTGCATTATCTTGAATTTCCCATCGATAACTTAAATTTGCATCTTGTAAAGACTTAGAAATCTGATTTGTAATTTCAGAAAGTGGAGCGTATTTGTAATTAGTGGTTCCTCCGGTCTTTGTTTCAAATTTTACCTCCTTTGTTTTCCTGATTTCTGGTGAATGAGATTGAAATTCAGTAAATGCCTCAAAGAATCTTTTACGTGCCTGATTTGCTTCCCATCGTTCTTGCAAATCCATCAATTTACTAAGCTCTTCAACGCCCAATCCTTTTTCAATTGCTTGCTGCAAAAGTCCTGACGGCGTTGCTTCTATTCGTGTGATTTCGTTTGTCTCCATTTTTGTTATAGGTTAAATAACCTCAGATAATAGTTTTAATAATTGGTCGCGTTGTTGAATTCGTGCTGCGGCCCGTGCTGCGTCCCCTGCTGCGGCCCATGCTGCGG